TTTATTAATAATAGCAGCAGTAATTTTGCCACCTGTTTCCATACCAGTAGTAACAACCTTAGCAAGGTCTTTACCAAAATCTTTACCGGTATAGTTGACGTCTTTGCCCATATTACGATGAAGCAAATCGCGAATATCATTCATTTTACGAAGATACCGTTTTTTCTGAGTATCAACATACTGCAATTGATAATGACGATAAAGAGAAATGGCAGTATAATTGCCAAGTGGCAGATTATTTTCTTTGGCGTAATCATCAAGGAAAGATTTAGCCTCAGCAGACTTATTAACCTGCTCCTGAACAATCTTATTAACTTTAGCCAACTCCTCCTCAGCACCATTTAAGGTTTTTTGAGAGTCAAGAACTTCAATCTGTTTATTGATAAATTTAATATCAGCAACATTTTTAGCAGCCTCACGAGTATTACGACCTCTAGCAAGTTCGGCCTCAGCAGAAGCCTTATCAGCATCAGCACGATTTTTTTCAGCCTCAGAACCTTTTTTATCAAGTTCCGCAATATCAATACCAAACTTTGTAAGAACGTTTTGTGTAGCAGTTTCAGGAGGCACGCCAGCGAGTACATCGGCTTCCCAAGCAGCTTTAAAGGATTCAGCTTGCTTCTGAGAGATAACATCAGCCTGCACAGCACGGTCAACAGCAAGCTGTAACTGTTTACGCTCATTGTCAATCTTAATGCCTCGAGTTTCTTCTTCTTTCTTGGCAATGTCAGCATTTTGCAAAGCAACAGTCGAATTAGTTGCTTTAGACTGATTAACAGTATTCATAACAGAAGAACCAATACCAGAAGCGCCAGTTATCATGTTCAAAAACTGAGACATGACGCCCATGACCTGCTCAAAACTGTTAGTTGGAGTATCACCACCAGCAGCACCAGAAACAGAGGCAGCAGAACCACCAGAGGGGCCATTAATATCAACACCGCCCTGATACATAAGTGCAGGGTTTAAGCCAGCGGCTTGATACTGTCGCATTTGAGCCTCAGGAGATTGATATTTATTATACATATCTTCCTGAAATTGTCGGTCAAGTTGCGCCTCATCATGGTTGTACTGCATTTCAGCAAGTTGAGTATTAGAGAAACCTTTACCGCGACCGATAGCATCGGAAGAAATTTCACCATTACTGTTAAGGCCCATACCAGCGTATTTTTGCAGCCATTCAGGAAAACCGCTACGGTCACCCTGAAGTTTGCCATTATCACGTTTTTTACTCTGCCGGCGTGCAGAGCAATCAACAGTGCCAGGAATCGAAAGATAATGACGAAAGGAATTACGGATTTTATCCCAGACAGTATTTGCCATAACTAAATTTTCATATGTTTAACAAAATTAAAACGACCTTGATTCTGAAGAGCCTTATTAAAAAGACGGTCAGAGGACGGCAAATTACCGGCAAAGGACAACATCTGAGAAGCCAAGCCAGTAACATCAGAGGCAATGCCAACACCTTTAGCGGAATCATCAACATTAGCCATGGAGTTAACATTTTCACGCGAGGATTTGTCAGATAAGGCTTTACCAGTAATACCGCCAGCAGTTGAAAGCATAGCAAGAATAGCGGAGATTATAGAGAAAGTACCCATAACAATTTTGTTTCATTTATTGATTTATAATGATGTGTCAATCCGCATATATTTCGCAAGAATTGCGGACGGCCGCCAAAATAGCGGCCGCCCATAAAGGGTTGACTATTCAGCAGGCTGAGTTGTCGGCTGAACACCTTGCGAGGCGCCAGTACCAGAATTAGCGGCTTTTACGCCTAACTGCTGTTTGAGTATTCGGAACATATCGAAGTCCTCAGAAATACAGAATCCGACCTGCTCAATGCGTTCAAGTTCATTGCTGGAGACTTCCTGCGACTGGTCACTAATAACGTGAGTTTCGATGACTTCGTTAATATTGACGCCTAGGCCCTCAAACACGATACCACGCGTATCGGGTGTATCTTTACTTTTGTGTAGCATAAGTATAAATTATATAAAGTGATGCTAAAGGTAGCGGCCAGTGTTAGGCACTGTTTCCGTGTGAGTATTAGGCTGCTCACCAAGTGTAGGGATAGTGTACTGAGACAAGAGGGAAGTCTTCTTGATATCAAAGTACATGTTATTCCAGCAACAGAATCCAGAAGCTTTGGAAGCAACGGACATAACTTGGTCAAGGAAGTCCGTAGGAATCTGAATAAACGAAGAATCGAGTTTAACAGTACGGTCAAAAGAGCGCTGCAAACAGAAAGACTGCAAACTCTCATTATCGACCAGAAGCCCATGGACTTCATCGTTCATATACTTCATCCACGCATACTGTTGAGTATAGCCGAAAACCTGATTCACGGCAACCATATCAGGCGTGAGTTCCTCTTTATAAACGGCTTCCTCACCAAGGCCTTCAAACATCGGATTAGGAATATCCGCGAAAGTGGACATACCAAACATACGACTAGAACCAGTACTGTACGTCTGGTGTGGCACGATAGAACCAAGAACCATGATAATACCATGCTCAGTGGCTGTAAACTTGTCGATAAGACTATCCTTGCCAAAGCCGGAAGTCTGGCCAGCATCAGAACCAACTTCACCACGGAATGGGTTAGAAGAGTTACCAGCATCACCGCCAGCACTCTGAGCAATAGAATTAGTATAAATACCGAAATTAGAGCCACCCAAGAAAATAGGACGGTCGAGCATAGCATCAGACGGAAGCACGCCAAAAGTTGCGCGTATCTGGTCGGCGTAACGTTCACCAGCAATATTATTACGTTCAAGCCATTTCTGAAGGATATTAGCCTGACGCAACTGTGAAATAGTAAAGGTTGTAGAATCAGACGCAACACGAGAAGTAACACCAGCACCACCAGTAAGGCCGTTTTGCTGAGGGTAAAGAGTAGCAGTAGTAAAATAGTCCTTAGACCAATTACGCTGGCGGAGTGTAAAGAGGTCAGAACCGTCTGCAAACTCAGGCGTTACAAGAGTATCACTATAACGGAAATTAAGGTTAAAACCAAACTGTTTAAGTATCTCACTATTACCAGTGACTTCATCACGAGACCAACCAGAGTTACCGCTACCGTCAGTCAATGGATTAGTAGCAGCCAAAACGGTTGTATACTTAGGATTCCAAGGAAGTGAAGAAAGCGATTTAGTAGGAGTTTCAGAGCGAGTAAAAACAGGCTTCTGAATATTGGCATTCCTGTACCAATCATCATAAATTTTATGGTAGGCCAAGAAAGGCATAATGTTATTAACCGCAAACTTTGCGTTACCAGTCTTATCGAGATGCGGAACACCCTTAAAACCAAGATAATCAGCAAGTGAGCCACGCTTAAAAGTATCATTCAAGCGGCCGACAAAAGAATGATCAGTACCGTCACCAGCAAACAAAAGATTAGGCAAATATTTAGGCCTAATAGTCTGAGTACCGTATGGGTCGTTGGTAGGCATAGTGACAAAGTTTTCCCAACCGCCCCAGAGTATACGGTAAGGTACAAAGAACGCCTCTAGCCTATAATCTACACGGCCATAGAAAGAGGTGGCCATAGGCGGGAGTTTAACCTGAGACATGAAGCCTAGCGAAATACTATCATTAGGCAACATAGGAACAACGCAGACAGGCGTAAGAGTACCGCATGTCTGAGTCAAAAAATTCGAGTGGGCAAGGTCAAATCCGGACTTATTCTTTATCTGGACTTTCCTCTGTTCGAAAATGTTAGAAGAATGTGACATATTAAAAATCGTTTAGGAATGATTTACCATAAAATTTGACAAAGTTTTGTAACTTCTTAGAAGCACGTTCTTGCAAGTTCTGCAAGCGCGATAACTCAAACTGATGTATAATTTCATTATCGGACGCACCAGGGTACTGCAAGCGTAATTCCGAAAGTTTGTCATTGCAAAGTTGTATATATCTGTCCTCCAAGAGACGCGTATAAGCAACGCATAACATATGCTCGCTATTTTTCCGCATAGTGCAACGGACTTCAAACTCTTGCGTTTTTGCATTGTAGGCATGTGTATAATGTGGACTTTGAGGGAAACATTTATCAACGTAATAGCGCGGCTGCTTCACACTGTACGCAGCATTATCTTTACCGTATGAAAGCCTATGTAATTGATGGTCAAGCCATTCAAGGTACTTTTTATCATAACCGTAGTAATTGCCAAGTTTATACTTACTGTAAGAATTAGCAAGGGCAACAATGCGACCACGTTCAGACGAGCCAATACCTTTTGACATAAGGCGGAAAGGCTTAGGAATAAGACCAGCAATGACGTAGGGGTTTTCGAACTCAGGAGGTTTACAACAATATTTGGCGACATAAGCGCAGGCATCAGAGATTGAACCATTACGAGATTTCAACAAATGAAAATCCCTAATATCACCATACGTGTAGGCTTGCGTTACCTGAGACATGACGCGCTCAAAATATTCATTAGTAAAAATTATGATGTGATAGTGAGGCCTCAGAGTCTGAGGCCCGTACTCACTACATACGAAATATTTAAATAATCCTTATGAAACTTACGTTTAAAATTTATCCGTAGTCTCTTAAAAAAGGTTTGTATGTCGTACTTACTGACCATGGGAACGCGAACAGAAATATTATCACGAACGCAAGCAGGTTTAAGATATTCGACATACTGGTCATTACGGCAGCGCGCTTTGTGGAGTGCGCTACTGAAAGGGATTTTTTCAATCTGATAACACAGAAAATTATGGATGTTATCAGGCAAGTCACTAGGAACAACGTCAACATAAGGCACGCGAGGATTACTATATGTGAAAGTACCGAAATAGGCAAATTTCCAGTCCTTGAACTCATCAGAAAGTCTATACGCCCAATCTTGCTGATACTGAGCGACACACTCAAGGCAATTGCCGCAAGGGTGTGTAACTATCTTTGTGATTCCGTGACTGGTAATTTTACGTGTAATAGGTCGCAAACACATTATCGTCTAGTTTTAATAGAGATAGAATCAAGTTTCGGAGACACCTCTACACTTGTAGGGTTATTCGTTGTAATGGTAATAGTGCCAGTGCTCACACCTTTACCAGAGGTGTGAACGACAGCACGAGTAGTACCGCAACTTACACAGAAGATAGCAGTAAGAGTTAGTAACAAACTTGTTAATAAAATAAGGACGCGCTTCTTATTCGAAGTCAGGGTTTTCAATCGGATCAGCAAAGAGGACCATATGCTTGTAAACAGTTCGGTTATTTGCTTGGGCAATAACGTTTCCATAATCATCTGTAATTTCAATGTCAAAATAATGGGGTAAATTGTGAATGACCATAAAGGCCGCATCTAGTTCGTCCTCAGCGTCTATAGTGTGACGCTTTTGTTTGAGGTTTATGTGAAAGGTTGGCATCTGGTGTGTCTCCTATAATTAGTGAAATGTCAAAAGATTCACGAGGATAGAAATAAGAGTGAAAGCAGAAATCAATCGAGTAACCGCGTCTAAGGTATTCAAGGTAAATACGCTTAACGCGAGCATCAAACCCAATAGAGTTTACAGGCCGTTTGACAACTATAAGACGATTTCTAACGCCAAGTATTCCATTAACAAGGATGTAGATTTTGCCGAGGTACTCATTAGGTGATACGTTCATCTTGCAAACTTCGATAGAGCAATACTTTTCCATATCAAACGAGTTTAAGCGGGCAGTCAGAGATAATAACGGAGTCCTCAGTAATCACATGAACGATAGGACACAGATAATCATTAGGATGTAGCCGCATGATAGAAAGGGCAACGGCCAGATAAGAAATGCCATACGGTTCGTCTTTAATCCCAACAGAACGAGCAAACGAAACGCGCTGTGAAGTAGTGACATCTACGAAAGAGACGCGGAACTTACAATTGTCAATTTTTTTTACCAT